GAGGAAGGTTCACTAAAAACGGATACTAATGAGGTATCAGGTCTCAATGGATTTACGAATACTCCAGCCGTTACGAAACGCTGGATTGCTTCAGCTTGTATAATATCAGCTAATGCACCGGCAAAATTGCCACTATCACCTGTTGCCATAATTAATTCTCCTTAATATGGTTAAAAACTCGGTCATATGCGTTATCCCATCTACGATTCCATCCTTGTTGAATGGCTCCTCGTCCAGGAACGGTTTCTTGCCCTGTGGACATTCTAAATCCGTCCTCAAAAGAGATTTCCTCTTTTCCATCATAGATCCATTTCTGTTCTCCTTCGTGAGTATATCCGATAGAAACTCTACCTTCTTTATCAGGAGTAAAACCCTTGATATTAGTAGGTTCTTTTATCTCTTTAAACTCCGAAAGATTTAAAGACTTTTTACCAGCCTTTGATCCTTGATTTACTGAACTTGTCGATGATTTTTTCATAATCGTTCTTCTTTAGCTCCCCACGACTAAAAGCATATGCTGCTTGTTGTGGTGTGGTAAATCCTTCGACAATAACAGAGTTACTGCCTGGTTTATCTGAGCTAACACTTGGGACAACTGTTTGCACCTCGTTTTTGTTTGTAAGTTGTTTCATATAAGTCCTACGGTCTGCGAACGGTAGAGATTGTAAAATAGTTTTACTATCTTTATCTTCACCTAATTGTTCTAACCAGGTCGTAGTCCTTCTCTCTTGATAATCCGTGTATTCCTTAGCCAACGGCTCATACTTGGATAGTTTATCTTGCAACTCTTTAAGTTGTAAGTCTCTAACTTCCAAAGTTTTTCCTTCATCTTCAAGGCGTTTTAACTCTGCTTGTTTTTGAGATTCTACCTGATTATCATAGGCTGATCTCATCTCTTTTAAAGCATCATTAACTTCTTTAAACCTTGCATAAGGGATACTGTCTGGGACTGTTTTGACGCTGTCATTATCAGCGGGAGCATTTTGTATAACACTTTGCTCTAAAGTGGTTTCACTATTTACGGGAGTGACCCCTGTTTCTATTTCACTCATAGTTGATTTCCTCTTTTTAACGTCTTGTTTGACTTGTTAATAAATATCTTTTAATGTAAAAAATCATACTACTTTCGTTTCCTAATTAGCGGCTTGGATAAATCTTCTCCTTTATACGAAATTGGCACCATAACACATCTACAATTACCTCTACATATTGAAAATCCACTGCCTGGTAATCCTATTAGTTGGAAAGTTTCTAATGTTTCTATTCTATTATGTCGTATAACACAATCAGGACATACTCTCGTATCTGATACTGTAACCCATCTAAACTCCTTTATTCCTGCCTTTCCATATAGATTTCGTTGTGCTGCACCTGAGGCTAACACTATAGCACTCTTTATAGTATTCTTTATTCTATTTCTAAATGCACCGAATAACCTTCCTTGATTGATTAAATCTGTTTCTAATGTTGATATAATAGTAGCCTCGTCCATACCATATAACCTCATACTTGATACTAATTGTTCTATTTCTAATACTGTAATGGCCACGTCAGATTGTATTTTCTGTGATAGTATAGTTTCTATATTTTTAATATTTGGCATACTATAAAGTTTTTAATAGTTTCTTAAATTGGATTCTAGCTATCTTCTCAATTTTCTTCTGGTGTTTCTTACTTATACCGAACCACTCTCTTTTAGGTAAATGTCCTGCTCCTTCTTGGTGATATGATAATATATCTTCTCTATCTTTCGGTACAGCAATAGTAGCTTTATTCTTCCTTCTTTCTTTTACAAATGTTCCTTGGGTCATTCTACCTGTGCCATATAGTGGTGTGGATGGTTTAGATAATCCGTGTTTCCTTTTCTGTCTTATAGTTGCTGACTTTAATGGTGCTAACTTTCCACTAACTCCCTCTCCACGTGCTCCTCGTTTCCGTAAGTCTATTACTGTGGCATCAGCCACATCATTTAATATCACTTGAGTAATCTTTGGAAGTTTTTTCTTTAACCTTTTTAGTTTATTAGTCCTATTAATTACTATCTTTATTTCCGCCATTATGATTTCTCTATAATCTTTTCGGTTGCCTTTTCCACTATGGTATAACTCTGTTGTATCTTATCCACGTGTCGTTGGGAGAACTCTACAGCAATCTGCCCTATAATCTGTCTTGGGTTCTTAATAAGTGATTTAATATCAATACTATCAAGTATTACTTTATCAGCATCTTCTCCTACCTTCACTTTCAGGTCATCTAACTTATCTAAATACTTGTGTAATATAGTAGCCATTATATACACCTTATATTAATGGAAGGATTGGAGTAGTTTGTTTAGATGACTGTTCAGCATCTGCTTCAGCGATTATATCATCCAGTTCTTCTTCTGTTATATCTGGGTTCCGTTTCTCTAATAATCTTTTCCTTGATGTTAAACCTAACTCTAAATCGTGTTGTTCTTGTGCTCTCTCATCTTCGCTGGTAACAGTTAAATCAGGTTCAGTAAAATTAACACTATATTCATCTCCAACTGATATACCATGTGTTTCTAATATTATTCTATCTAAATTGTATCTAATATGTTCGTGTGGTCTCCAAATGTCCTGTATGCTAGATTCCCTCTGTTCTGTATTCTCTACTTCCATAAGTTGCAATGCACGACCTGATGGAATATCTCCACCTTCACTTGCCCATTTAAGTTGTAAGTGATTGTTCTGTGCTGCCTGATTAACGAAGAACTTTAAGTTATTTATATGTTTAGCTGTATCTCCACCTTCTACTCTACCAAATGTAAATCCTTCTGGTAATCTTATTACATCTTGTACGCCGTGTGGTAATCGTTCTCGTTTAGTTTGTTCGTTCCAAGGGCCACTAATATACTTAATACCTAATGCATCTATCCTATTGGCTAATGCTAATTGAGTTAGTCCTAAATCTACCTGTTGATTACTCACCATTAAATCAGTTGCACCTTCAACCCACCAGGTTCTCGTTTGAGGTGACCTATGGGTAAATAATATAGGCAATACCCCATACGGGTTAATATTGTCTTCATTTATACTAAAAACTTTTCCATTATTATCAAATAAGAAATGTTGTCCTCGTGTAAACTCACCTGAACTTGGGTCTATAGCGTCTGCCGACCAGAATATCCATTTCTGTTCGTTCATACGAGCATTACCTCTTAATGATACTGGATAACAGCATGCAAAAGGTTCTGTCTTGCCTGGTAAAAAGAATACCTTAAAATCGTGGATAGTTTCATATTTAATTTGTTTTGATAGTTCATCATAATAACTTAACTGAGCCATACTACCTAATAGAAAGGTTAGTTGTTCCATCCTTCTACGCATAGTATTTAGATTCTGTATATCTATATTGTCTATATACTTATCATCTGTAATCATTTCAGGTGATTTCTTATATACTAAACTCCTGGCTCTAACAAACCTACCTAATAGATTACTGGTGAATATAGGTACTTCTGTTGATATTCCAGCTCTAAAAAACCTTCTTATGTGTTCGTCTGTTCCACTATGCTCAAAATAATCCAATAACATATGTCTTGTATTCTCTCGTTCATTCTCAATGTAATCTAATTCATCTTTTAATGATTTGTGAATACTTTTAGTGGATAGATTTTCTATCACTATTCCATCAGCAATTCTTTCGTTGTTTACTCCCATTTTAACTTTCTCCTAAATGCTCAAAATATGCGTCTAATACAGGCATAATACTTGATATAATTTCGTATTTATTCATTAATGTGTCTAACTTTTCGTGTAAAGTATTTAATACTATTATTCGTGATTCATTTTGCACAAATATATCTGCTAACAAATCGTTATTATTCTTTTGCATTTCAAGTATACCATTTAACTTATCTTGAGTTATGTAATCGTCTAATTGTTCTATTATTTTTTGTTTATCCATTATAGGTTCTCCGACCACTCCATACTTGTAATACCTACTTGTCCTACTGGATGTCGGTATTCTACAGGATACATTGCTGCCTGTAAGGCGTGGGTTCTACCAGCGTATTCTTGTGATTTATCTATTCTACCATCTGGCTTTCTTAATACTTGTTCGCAATCTGATATTAATTCTTTACATTTCGGGTCAATAGTCATATTAATCTTTCCTTCGGCATCTTTTAATTTCCTATTCCAAGTGTTAATAAGTGCGTTATGGCTAGGGTGATAATTCCTTGTAATTACATTAAATCCTAAATCTCTTAATATCATATGGTCGCTCTGTTTTGCTGAAGTGCTCCTACTTTTGCCCGTTGGGTCTGGATAGACCTCTACTAAATCTGGATGTTGTTCTTTTAATCTACTGGCTAACTCCATAGTATTACTATTATGTAATCTTATCTCATCATAATAATGTATATCTCCATTACCATACTCACAAGCTATCTCAGCGCTCATATAATCCACATTAAAATCAATGCCTGCATATTTAATGTAAGTTAATTCATCTGTAGATTTTATATGTGTTTCACGTTCAAAGTTATATGCTGCTCTACTTCCACCTAACGTCTCAAAGGAGGCCTCAAACTCCTGCCTGTATAAACGACCATCCATATTTCTTTTAGTCTTTTCTATCTCAAGAGGATTAACAAAGTTAGACTCTACTGTCTTAAATTGCCAAGACCGATATTCTAAATCTTCGGTCAGGCCTCTTAAATAAATATCGTAGAAGTGATTAAATCCGTCTGGAGTTCCAATAAACATACTCTCACCTAATGTAGATGCCAAAGTGGGTAAAATGATTTCTTCCCATACATGCGGTTTCATAAATGCGTATTCATCTAATACTACTTTTGATAAGCCAACGCCCCTCAAACTATCCTCGTTATCTGCACCTTTCAATGCTATCTCACTCTTACTATTAGTAAATGTTACTGATAGTTCTGATTCATTTACCTTTGCATATGGGTGAGTTCCTAATACTCTTTTTATTATCGGCCAAGCAATAGTTTTTGCCATTCTATATGATGGAGCTATATACCATCTTCTCTCATATGGTTCTTGTTTTCCTTGTGTGAGCCACGATAGTGCCGCGTGTGTCTTCCCCCATCTCCTACCAGCAACTATAACTTTATATCGCGACGGGTGTTGTATTATTTCCTTAATCTGTGGAGTTATCTGCAGTTTCATCAAAATCCCATAATACTATCGGTTCAGGTTTATCTACAACTAAATCTATTGCTCGTTTATCTATATATACTCCTGCCATCTTTAATACATCTAATGCTGCCTTTCTTTTCTCTGCATCATACATAGTGTTTCTCATTATATCTACTACGGTTGCTGCAGCTTCAGGTGCTTTATCTTTTAAGAATTGCATAGTATCATCTAATATTTCTGTTTGTCTGCTCTGTATTTCTTCCATTAGATTAGCCTTATATCTTAAATATGTACTATATCCCATACCCAACTCTTTAGCAAACTCTTTTCCTTGTTGTCCTGGGGATTTTTTTAAGTAGGCGTTAATAAACTTGATTTCTTTTGGTTTTAATTTCATCTCAACTCTCTATATCTATCGTTATATCTATAAATAGTAAAAAAGTTAAAATAAAGCTTGACTTATATTAGCTTTTTGTCGTATAATAGGGTATGGAAATGAAGAAATATACAGATATTAAGTGTGATATAGGTCACAAATCATTAAAAATAATGAAAATAAAGCTTGACTTATATAGTATTTTATTCGTATATTTAGGTATAAAGAGATGAGAAAAAATAAAGAAATGAAAAAACTAACAGAAGAACAAAAGAGTGAATACATAGGATTACTTGAGTTTGTAATGAAAAAATACCCAAATGATAACAAACGAACTTGGTTTGAAATATCAAGTGAGTGGTTTATGGATAACGGACACGATATAGATGATGAAGAAATCATAGGTGTGGTATTTGATGAGATTAAAAAATGAAAATAATTAAAAAAAAGCTTGACTTATATAGCTTTTTAGTTGTATATTAAGGTATAAGAAATGATAGATAAATATCAAAGTTGTAAAGAAAAAAAGGAGTCAATAATGACTAAAAATGAAAAGATAGAATATTCCAGTTGGGACGTCCCACTTGACGATATTAGTTCTTTGAATGAACCTATGGTCAATCTAGCAAGTATATCTAATGGTACAACCTACGACCTGAATAATATATTTAAATTAACAGTTGAGCAAGAATGTAAATATACAAAATACAAAACTGATTCAGCTTCGTATGATTTTAAAGCATTCATTAAGAAATATAATCTTGGTCTGACCAATCTTAGAAAAAGATTCAGTTTCTGGGAATATAGGTTTATGAATATTAAAATTGAGGACAGGTTGTATAATACGGCCGTATGTGAATTTAACTATTGGGTTCGTAAAAGAAGTTACAGCTTTAGTGATACGCTTGTGAATGGTTTTACCTTTATCCCAGATCATATATCTAATTCTTTATCTGTTGAAACCAGTTTAGATTTAGATGAGGAACTCGATGAAGAAAATAGTAGAATGTTTCTCCCTAAAGTGGTTAGCTTGTTTGTCCAAGGTGGAGAAATGGCAAAGGAAGAAAACGACCTTCGCGAGGAAAAGTTATACAAATTATTAGATGGTGTTAAAATTTAATGAGATTAAAAAATGAAAATAATTAAAATAAAGCTTGACTTATATACTATTTGTGTTGTATATTAAGGTATAAGAAATGATAGATAAACTTAAAAATAAGGAAATAATATGAGTTTAAGACCAAGAAAGCCCCTAATGGGTAAAAAGAAAATGACTAATAATGAAAAGATAGCTCTAAAGTGGGCTTTGGAAAATGTAAAACCTAATAATGATAATGGGCCGATGGTGTCTGATAAGTTTTGGACAGGATTAAGTGATTCGGATAAAATAAGAAAAAGTACAGCATCTCTTTTCCTGAAATACGATATTATCATATTTTGGTTTGGTAAAGATGGTGCTATTTTAATTCATAAAAATAACCCTTACCTAAGTTATACAGAAAAATATAATGAAGAAGGTGAACTATGGGGATGGGGTGAGTATAAGAGTACTGATGGGGAAAGTATGATGATGTTGCATACCCACACTACACTAAACTAAAAAATGAAAATAATTAAAATAAAGCTTGACTTATATACACTTTTGGTTGTATATTAGAGTAACGAATTGATAAATAAATATCAAATTAACAAATAGAAAATGGAAATAAAATGAAGAAAAAGAATAAAAGAACTCCCGAACAACAAAGAAAACTACGGGAGAAAAGAAGAACCAATAGGTTAAACAAAAACAAGGTAAGAGATGAGTTCCTGAAAAAGGAAGCATTAAAAAAAGCTCGTATGGAACAAAAAAATAAGAAGAATGGTGGAGTATTTGTTGGTTTTGATAGTGGGGATGAAATGCAACAATACTTTGAAGAATTGAGAGAACAAAATAAAAAAGAGGCTGTTGCTGTAGTCAATTCTATGAACCCATCAAATATAGATATGACTATCCTTGAAAAACCTGACTATGAATCAAAACACCATAATGTAAATGGTAAAAAGTTCCAAATGAATATGTGGTGTGGTGAGGATAAAAAACCAGTAAAGGTATTATCTCAAAAACCTATGGTAAGTGGAAAAACACGAAAATTGATGTCAGTTGTCCAATTGTGGAGTGGGTATAAATCAGTATTACTTTGTATGACTAAAAATGAAATGGAGGACGCTAGAAAAGATTGGAGGGGAGATAAAGTAATACCTAAAAACGACTTGATTTCACAGACATTATCCTATCTTGGTTTGAACTCACGAAGTAATACACAACTTTACTTTTGTAAGGAGGTCGCAAGTGAAGATTATGATGGGTTTAGTAATGTATGGAGTGTTTGGGATTAAAATGAATAATAACAAACAAAAAAAGGAGTTAATAATGGCTAAAAAACTGAAAGACGGCGATATATGGGTAAGACACCATAAAGGAAAAAGAGAAGATTGGAAGAAATCTTCTCGTATAGATTTTAATGGTGTGATGATTGTTATAGACACCGATGATATAGAGATGAGGAAAATGTTTGGTGATTATTTACTTGATATGTTTTCTCAATTTCTATCTAAATCCTTGATAGATGAATGGAACACTTATTTAGAAGAAGAAAAACAAATTAAAGAAATGGAGGAAATGGAAGATGACTAAAAAAGAGTTAGAGTTAGTTAAACGTGAATTGAATGATTTGGGATTTACAGGAACGTATGGAAAATTCTGGGGTGGTAAAGCTGTTAGAGGTTATTTTGGAGACGATTGGAAACTAATTGAACCTAAAATAGATTGGAATATAATAAAA